AAAGATGTACCTATTACAGTACAAGGGTCGTTATCAATACTAACCCCATCTGCACCAGATATTGTTTTACCTAGAAAAGAAGTATCTCCACTATTAATTGAAATGCTTCCCTCTACTCTAATTATAACATGAGCTGGTGTTAAGTTTCCAGATGTTGCGACTGTTTTTCCTACAGATATTACCATTCCGGGTATCAACCAGTCTACTGAATTAGCTGAGCCAGTATCTACTGTATATGTTGCTGTACTTCCTACTGCTGGGATTGCTACATCCCCTTTAATGTCGAAAGAACGGTCAGTCATTGAGACTTTTGTTCTATCCTCTAAAAATCTGAATTGTGGGTCATCTGTGGGAACTTTAGCTACTTTTGAAAGATACACGAAAAATGGTGATTCTTCTGGAGCCAAGTCCGCTACACGGTCTGAGAAGTTAAATAACCTACGAGTATGATAGCCAGAAGCGGCTGAACCCGGGTCACCAACATTCACAATCCCTTGATTGTAAGTTGCCATTTAGGACTCCTTGTTTATATTTTACTTTTATGTGACATATTCATAACACCCTTCCACACATCATCTAACTCACTTGGTTGCTCAGGTGCAGACCCTTGAACCACTCCAGCCGTAGTTGGAATTGTTTGAGTCTTCTGAACAGCCTCTAAATTCGGTGATACCTTTTCTTCTCCACCTTTATATCTTCTATATACGTCAACTAACATATCTAAAGGGAGTTCCTCCCTAGGTGTAGTTGCAAACTGTATGAAGTCATCTGCCATATTCGGGTCTGATATACCGTGTTTAGTAGCCAAATCTTGCTTAAGGTTGTTAATCGCCATCTGTTGCTGGAACCCAGCCATCTGTTCTTGAACAGCTTGCTGAGCTACAGACTTTTCTTGTTCTACCCTCATTTCATATGAAGGAGAACCCGGTTTGTAATAAGCTTCCCAAGGGTCAAAAGAATCTTCTGTCACCTTTGGAGCTTCTTCTTTACTAGCCGTATTACCACTCAAAGTGTTTCTCATAGCATCAACAACATCTGGTCTATCTTGCAATACCCTTCCTAGTTGTTCATACTTACGAAGTTCCTCGAGTTCATTATTAAGCTTGTCATAATCAGCGGCTTTTTTGTCGTACATTGATTGAAACTTTTTAGCATCATCTACGACCTGCTCTTCCACATTTTCCTGTGGTGAAGCACCCACTTGCTCAGGCTCAACAACAGTCTCTAAAACTTCGCCTTCTACACCTTCTATTGTAGTATTATCGTGTATAGTGTCTTCCATTTTTTTCTCCGATTTCTTTTAGTTTAGCATCACCTTTTACAGATGTCTATAAAAGCAGAACCGGGAAATGTCCCCACTATGTCTGTTTTCATTAGCTTACAGCCTGAGTCTCTGAATCAACAATTCGTTTTAGATTATCAACCTGAACCTTAGTTTTAAACTTGGTATCATTTTGAATTTCATTAAGCCTGCTTTTGAATTTCTCAGTTTCTGCCCGCTTACGAGAACTCATTGTTTCACGTTCTGCGGTTTGTAAATCTCCACTAAGTTTCTTAACTTGCTCTTCTAACTGTTGAATGTAAGACTGCATTTGAGCCATTTGACCCTTTCGCTGTAAGACACCTTGTTTGTCAAAGATTTCTGTTTTCTTCAGAACCTCGACATCATCTACCAGATTCATCTTATACGCTTCAAGGTACATATTGTATTCAGCTACCCTGTTTGAAGGTAAAGTAGAACCGGATATAATTCTCACGTCATAATGCCCGACGGTGATGTCATTTGTAATGGCATTAATTTCCTGACTTCTATCATCATACATATTATTAACCGTAAACTCCGTAATGTCGTTATTAGGTTGTACAATTCTAAATGTCTTTGCGTAAGTATAATGACCTTTTGCTAGGTTGTATAAACTCTTACCTAGTCTGGTCAAACTTCCTTCGATATCTCTTAACTTTGATTTTCCACGAGTCTCACCCATTTCGGCAAGCATCGCAGTACCACGAACTGTTTCAGGTGCTCCTTCTTTGAAACCCTGCATTAGTTCGGGGATACCGAAACTTAAATCTATGTAGTGCTCTATTCTGCTCATTAAATTGTAAAACTCTCCTGAAAGTGATTGTGGGGCAGGGAAATGAGGTGCACCGAACTCTGGGTTATAAGGTATTACAGCATTAGGCTTAGCCCAATCCTGTTCCAACTGCCCCAAATCATCCACACTGCCTTCTGGAACCATTAACTTAAGTCCAGCAGAAGCCTGTGCGTGGGAGAGAGTGAGAGAGAAAAGCTTATTCAAAAGTCTCTGAGAATCTTTGACCTTTGATATATCAGACTTTGGATAAGGAGTTCCTGTCCATATATTAGGAACTGGTATTATCGGATATATGTCTGTATTTAAAACTTGCTCATACAACAACAAATCACCTGCTGTTGCTGAGACTTTAATTCTTGTTTGCATAACTTCAATAATTTCTATCATCTCAGCTTTTATTAATAGTTGAGCATCTTCAGAAGCTAAAAAGTCCTCATACTTCTGTATGTCTAGTATGACTTCTGAGCCATCTTGTTTATTGAATATTCTATAAAATGGAACTTTTATCTTTGTGAATCTTTCTAAAATTCTATATTTGTTTACACGATTGTACTCAGACTCATATGTTACGTCTGGAGTGAATGACTGTGATGAGTTTTTTCTTCCTGACTCTGGGTAGTCCTCTTCATCGTAATATGTTTCAAGTTCCTCAACATAAGGCTCTACCTGTGGATACATATTCAATAACTGGTCTTCAGTTAATATAGTAGATAATATAATACCAGAGGCATCGTCAGCGTATCTATGCCTAGATGCTGGGTCTACATAAACACGAAATGGGTCTAGGTATGTATACTTTACCTCACCTCTTCCATAATCTGATTCTGGGTCTATATAAGCATATAGATAACCCATACCTGCTGTAGCGTAATCATGAACTGCTTGCTTGAATTGAGTATCCCCATCTGATATATCCCAGACATACTCAAGTATAGTTCTCCAAACATTAGATATTCTACTGTCTGAGTCTTCTCTACCTACTGCACTATATTTTGGAGAGCGTGAAGTTAAAAGAGACTTTAGTTTTTCAATAGCCGCATATACACGGTCAATTACAAAGTCACCTTGCCCAACGGCTCTTAGAGCGTCAGACTCTTCTTGTGAGTAATGATTACCTAGAAAAAAGTCTATAGAGTCTCTAGCTTCCGTATCCCACTCAGCTCTTGCATCTCGCCACATTCTCCAAAGCTGTCTATTAACCTCGGAGTGTTGCACTTCATTCTTTTCTAATTCTCTTATACTAGAAATGGGTACACCTACCTTTTTGATGTGTAATATAATAAAGAAATGTTATATAAGGCAAGTGTTTTCTCATATTTTTTGACCTGTTACCCAAGAAATTACTCTCTTTGTTGCTTTTTTAACTGGTTTTACTGCATTATTCTCTATGAAATCAATAGCTTCAAACCTTTTACTAACAGGTGGTCTAGCTTTATTTACTGCATACCATAGCCCATCTAAGATATCATCGTTCTTTCCTTTAGGAAATTGAAACATCTCATCCACTAAGGACGTATGGATTCTTTTTATAAACATTTTTCTTCTATTTACTATAGGGGCTAACAAAGATTCTAATCTATCTTCTTTCTTTATTCCATTTGGAGGTCTAACTCCAAGTGCTATTCCCGGAGCCACCTTTCTTTCAGTATTGGATAATGTATTAACAGCATCCTTTATTATTCCCTGTGCACCAACGTGCTCTACATTAACACGCTTTACTGGGGAGAACTCTCTTGCATATTCTAATATTTGCTCTGGCATATCATATAATGGTATATGTTCTCTCATATAGTCAATAACGTATATATTCCTATCACTATCTATTCCAATAACCATTATTATCTGATAATCGCTTGAATGGCTAGACTCATAAGCTAAATCAACACCTATGTATACATTAACAGGAATAGCATCTTTACTATTAACAAGATAAGCATAACCATCTCTACTTTCAAATTCGTGGTCATAATACTCTAACCTTTCTGTTTTAAACTTAGCATTCTCTAAGTCTCTAGCTTCATTAAGATATTCTTGTGCAAATTTATGTGCTAAACCAACATCCTCAAACCTTCTACGTATATCAGCTAGTTTTTCTTTACTAAAGTAACTACTCCATAAAACATTGCCATCCTCATTAATTGCCTTGTGATACATAACATCCCAAGCATAACTTCTATTATCCCTCTTAGCTTCCACATATCCGTCGTATATACTCTGTAAGAATGAATCATAATGAACTATTGTTCCAATTAACCATATAGAACCTTCATTACCAGCAGAGTTCTCTAGAGCTGGTTCAACAGTTGACATAACCCATTCTTTGATTTCTCTTCTTCTGTCTGGAGTCTTTGTATTCAATTCTGATTCAAAGTCATCAAGAACAATCTTTGTGTATCTTAATCCTAATTGAGAACGACCACGTAATCTTTGCGATGTTCCCTTTGCTATTACCCTATCTCCCTTACTTGTGGTAAATTCTTTCTCTGTCCATTTACTTCCACGTATATCACCAAAGTAATAATTCAATGCAGGGTTAACCTCTATATGGTTTTGCATATACTTTATATGGTCTATTGCCTGAGATTGTTCTTCAGCTACCCAAGCTATAAATTCTTTCTTACCTTCTGGATTAAAGTATAAATGGTATAATAATGCTGTTTTAGCTAATGTTGATTTACTATGACCCCTAGGTAGTATTATACAATTCCTTTTTTTATTAGAATCTAATAGTAGGTCATTTAATTCATAATGATATGCGGCTGGGGTAGACTTCATAAAGTCTTCTGGTAAAAACAACTGACCAAATGATACTATATCACGCTTAGCCAGTTCTAGAACACGTTCTTTCTCAGATACGTTATTCTTATTTATATTTACTTTCTTAGGTTTAGACACTCTTCACACATCCAATCTTTCTTAGGAACCATCTCAAAAACATTTTTATGTTGCATTAGTAATGTACCCATTGTATACATCCAAGCGTCTATCTCTTCATCGTCGTTATATGCTTTTACTATTCTTCTCTCATATAAACCAGCGTCAACACCCTCATATACATCATAGTTATGTATATCAGACTCGTTAACATCAATTATTTCTACAACTAATTCTTTTTGACTATCGTCAACCATAGCAACAGGAAAATTTCTATGACCGGGAAACAGCATTAGGTAGCCATCCACATTCCAAGTGTCTCGCTTACCGTTCCTAAGTGTTCCGTATACTGCTAACTTATTCGTCTTCATTCAAGTCTTCTCTAAAATGCCAATATTCTTTCAGGTCTTCTATATAACCACTATCAACATATGGAGAATATACTTGATTTTCATAGAATAGGTCATACACCTCAGTGGCTATGCTTTGTCTTGACATTTCATCATCAAGATTCATCTTGCCCTCATTGGCATACTCCAGTACTTCTATGACTATCTCATATAGATTCATCAGCTTTTTATTTCCCTTTTAGCACTTGCTAGCTTTTTTGTGTTGTTACCACCGATAGCATCAAGTTGTTCAGGAGAAAACCCCTGAAACACAGTAACAGACTCAGACTTAGTATCTGTATCACGCATACCAGCAATAGCAACAAGTTCTTTTAATAAAGATACTTTATCACTATCCCTAGATGTTGTTGACTCAATGATATCCTTCATCTTTTCTAATATGTATAAAGGCGTTATATCCGCCTCATTCATAATCTTTTCTATTTCTTCTCGTACCAAATTCTTTATCCTTTTTGTGCTCATTAAGAGTTTAGCTTCACGTTCTGCATACTTTTTACTTTTTGCAGGATATACATCCATGAACGCATCAACTATATCTTCTCCCTTTGCTACATACTTAGCAAATAAGAACTCGTTCCTAGTTGGCTTTACTCTTTCTTTTCTAGACTTATATGATGTTTCAAACTTAGAACTAAAGGTATATATGTTCTTTCTCATATCACCTTCCATCTTTATATTTTTCTTACATACAAATGTACCAATAACGGTTCTTATATAGTCGCTTTTTAAAACTCCATTATCTTTTAACTGACCTCTTTTCAATATCATACAAACTTGACCATCATCTGTCAGAACCCAATCTTTTTCTTTACCTTTTCTCCAATCTGTTACAATTGATGTATTGGGCATATTATCAACGAACTCATCTTCGTTATCAAATATTATATGTTGTACTTTATTTACTTTTCTTGTTTGCATTTAAAATCTTTCCATCTACAGTACTTACTCCATTCACTATCTGATGAACTGTGACATTGAAGTTTCCATTCTTATGAAAGTCTACAATAGCAAAAGCGTGTTGCCAATTATGCTGTCTATTACCAAGCCATTCATTTGCGTTAGCACTCATATCTTTTAGACATCCGATTGACCACGCTGATTTGACCCCATCAATGTGCGTAGCAGAGCTTTGCTGAATATCATGATGGTGACCATACATAACATTACCACCGAGCCTAAGAAGATGATTACGAGTGTGGTTAATTCCTGCAAAATGATGACCGTGATAGAAATGAATCTTACCAATTTTGAGCATCTTTCCGATTTTATGATACTTGTATCCACGCTCATCAAGACGGAGTGCATTCTTGACGAGTATGTTTTCAGCCAAGTATGGATTTTCTTCAACAAACCTGTTAAGCCAGTCTTCATGATTTCCCTCTATAAAATGACGTTCTTTGGTTCCTGCCTTATCTAGAGATGCATCTATTATATCCATCCCTTTATTGACAGCTTCTATTTCTTTGTATACAAATGGCAATTGATATTCAAGAGGAGGTCTCTTTTTCTTTTTCCATTGCCAATGTGATACAGATTGCCACTCCCCAGTATCACCTAGGTCTATGTAGATATCTGGCTTTACAAGCTCAATAGCTTGACATACTATGTTTATAGCCTTCTTATCTTCAAGTGGGAAGTGCTTGTCAGGGGTAACTATTGCTCTTTTCACTTAATCACCCCTTTAAGCACTTTTACTAGGCAAATAATAAACATTGCTTCCATAAAGAAATAAAGCTTACCAGAAATCATTGTGACTATGACTATGGCTGTTTTCATTTACTCATCTCCATTTTTTCCCACAATAGGTCTCCAACACCTAATTGTAACAAACCGTTGGCTATTGTGTCTATATAATGCTCATCTTGCTCTTGAAATCCTGCATTTGTCAATATAACGTGAAGTATCTCGTGTATCAGAGTTTCTTTCTTTCTTGATAGTGTAATGTATTTATCTATGTCTATGCTACAATTCTTTGCATTATGCATACCCAATACGATACCTCCATCCACTTTCATCTCTTCAACTAAGTTTATTCTATATTGATGTCCACCTATAATCATTGTTACTCCTATAACTTTCTTGATAGTTTAGCTGACTCTCTCATATTATTGTCAGCAATTCCCGGAATGACCACAGATTCGAAATAATCGCATCCTTCTTCAACGATGCATTGTTTACCACTCAGTTTTGAACTGATTGATATAGAAAGCTTATCATTGTTGCGATTGAACACACAGCCAATACATCTACCTACGTCCCAATTCGCACATTGTTGCCTAGCAATATTTAATATCTTGGTCATATTAACGGTATTAAGTTAGAAAACAATACATAAATGAAGCAAGAGTTATTTTATTTTTATCTTTTTTAATAAAACACTTGCCTTTATATAGGTTTTGTTATTATATTGTAAGGGTTCGAAACCCGGAACTACTTAGTTTACTTAGTAAAGAAAGAAAATATATTACTAACGTAATATTAAAAGAAAGAAAGATGAATGGCAAAGGCGATAAGGATAGAACATCCAATATTAAACGTTATCAAGATAATTATGAAAAGATTTTTCGTACTAGTACCACTTCTACCACAAGAAGAAGAACTAGATATGAAGAACCTGTTCAAGAACGTCAAGTGGGAAGAGATACAAGACGTACAGGATAAAGGTTACGAAGTAGAATATGTGACAAAAGTAGCTGGTGTACGTGGAAATGAAGCAGAACACGAGATATTAAAATACCTATTCTATTTAAAAGATACAAGAACAGGGGAAAATTCGCTCAAAATAGACTCAAACTAGCAAAGTCAACAATATACCCGTACTTTTTACTTTGATTCGTTAAACACACCAAATATCGCCAAATAAAGGTATTCTGAACTAATAGACACCCATACCTTAGATATTATTTTACAATATATTTAAAAAACACTTGATTCAATGTACTTTTCATTAGTAAATTAAGGTAACAAAAAGGTTGAGAAAATGAAAACTAGGTTTGATAAAGCACTAAACAACGTCTACAGTGAGAGTAGCACAATACAAAATATAAATAAATCTATAGAATTAGCTAATAATATGCAAATAATAGATATTTTAGAGCCAACTAGTAAAACTATAGGTGAAGTAGCAGAAATAATTAGCAGACTGCAAAACGCAGATTCTCTGGAAACTGTTGATATAGAGCTATTTAGCAGTAAACTACACTCCTATTCTTAAAAAATAGCCGGAGATTGTGTGTAAGCCTTATTTGCGCTATAGCCCCGCCCCCCTTATCCGTTCGAAATTTCGACTTCCCGTTCGAAAAGTGAAATCCTAGTTCGATAACTATTGAGATTGAGTCTCAGTATCATCTAGTCTACTAGCTTAATGAGATTGAGTCTCAGTAGCAACAAGCCACCATACCACCTTATTGAGATTGCGTCTCAATATCATCTAACACTCCACTAATGAGAATGAGTCTCATTATCACCCAAAAAGCCTGAAGTTACGAAGAATAAAGTTAATAAACAATATTTTTTATTGACTATTTTTGTTGTACGTTGTGGCGTGAAAATATCAAAAAAACAAACAAACGCTCAAAACGCTCATTTAGTAGATAACATGAGTAGTAGAGAGCAAACAACCTATAAAGGAGAATAATAGAATGGGTAAAAAACTAACAGGCGAACAGTATAGAATGATTGCCGAACTACAGGGCAAGGATGTGGCCGATATGATGGCGAGTACATTAGGTGTAGCCCAAGCGAGAATAGGTAAACTTAGCTTTGCTCCAACTGAAGTACAAAACTCTTGGAACGACTTCCAAGCTGTTGTAGATGTATATCTTGAAGAATGGAACAACAACCTACCTGAAGGGGTAGCTACAATAAAGAAAGTAGACCTAAACATCAAGAAGTAGAACGGCTGATAGTAGAACGGGGCGGAGAGAAATTTCCGCCTCTCTACTTAAACTTATCTATTAACTTCGTATCTATATGCTTAAAGTTGTAGACACGAATTTTGTAGATAATAAAATAGTAGGTACTAATATGAATAGAGATGATATGATTGTAGATATGCAATCACCTACACCAATAGACCTCTATAGGTTTAAGAGTAAAGGTGTAGTAGATATTGTGTACTATAAAAGTGGTAGTAGCTATTCTTTAGAGATACACGACAGTTCTACAGATAAACCCTTAGTCCTAGAAAATTGTAGTAGTTCTATGCTTAAGACTTGGAAAGTTATAGAAATTCTTAGGAAGAAGGCTTATGTAGATAACAAGATAGTAAATGTACTCGATAGAGATAGTAAAGCTACCTACAAAAAGCTATCTCTTGCTAATACTCTATTAGAAGAAGAGAAGCAAGAAGCAGTAGAAAGACAAGCTAAGAGAACAGTTAGTGTTCGTAGACGAATGGTAGTAGGTACACCTTACCATAGTAGAAAGCGTAAGAAGATAGATAGTAGATTAATACGACCAATACTAAGAGAAGAGAAAACTTGGTAGTAATATGAAACTAGATAAAGAAGATATACTATTAGTTAAAAAAGCATTAAGGCTCTGTATGTACAAATTTGATAGAAGAGGTCAAGATTATAGAAACATAGATGATAGAATCTTGGCTAATAGATTTGAAAAAGTTTTAGACAAAATAAAAATACCTACAAAGGAGGTAATAGAATGAGACGTTCAAAGCTAGTAAAAGTAGCTAAGAGAAAGCAAAATGCTCTACTAAAAGCAAATGGTAGAACACCTGCACAGATAGCTAGAATAAAGCGTAAAGAAAATAAAAGTAGAATAAAAGAATATATATATAAACCTCAATAGGTGCTTAAGATGATAGATATTATAATAGAAATAGTAGATGCTATTTGTGAAATAGTAGATGGTTATGAAGTACATCTGCTAATGCTAGGTTATATGTATGTACTAATAGTTCTACTTAGGTTATGGATATTGTAGATGCAAACATTTTTACCATATGAAGATTTTACTCTATCTGCACAAGTACTAGATTATCGTAGACTAGGTAAACAAAGAGTAGAAGCATTACAAATCTACAATGTATTAGTAGATAATCCAACTCTACAGGGCAGAAGCTATAAGGGTTGGTTAAATCATCCTGCCGTTCTAATGTGGGATGGCTATGTAGAAGCGTTGTTACTCTACAAAAACAAAATGATAGAAGAATGGATACTACGAGGATATAATAATACTATGGACTTAGTAGGTCTGCCAGATTCTATAGAGATGCCCACTTGGTTGGGTGATAGTAGAGTACACGCTTCTCATAGAAGTAACCTACTTAGAAAAGACTTCAAGTTTTACTCTAAGTACAAGTGGGAAGAGAGTCCAGATTTAGATTACTACTGGGCTGTAGAACAAAGTAAGTAATAACAACAACATAGGAGATAGTATGAAAGACATACTTTACCATCTACTAGGCTCTTGTGGAGAAAGTCATATTAGTGTATTGACGATTTTCTCTACTGGTGTTGCTTTTGTATATAAGGATTATATAGTAGCAATAATAAGAGAGGTAAGAGATGGTCTATTCAAATGAAGTAATACTATGTAATACTAGATACGCTAGATATGTAGATATTAATGATTGTTTTTGTTTAGACCTACAAGACTTAGATTTATACAATAGAAGTAGTGGGGTACATAAGCAAGACTACCAAACTCTATCGAGTAGAATATCTAAAATAATAGATATTGCAAATGTAGATAGCAATTATCTAGAAATAGATAAAAATCCATTAGGTGTATTAATAGAAACTAGAAATGGTGATAGAATATTATGTAGAGCTATAGACCTAATGTATATGAGTAGAAATATATTTACTACAGTTCTTGAACGTCAAGAAGATGAAACGGATGTTTGGTTTAACTACTATATCTATATAATGGGTATGAAGTATAGACAAGATGATATCTACGAATTATCTCATTTTATACAAACGAGTTCTGATGTACTAGATAGTGGTCTACATAAATACATACAGACTTTAGATTTTGTAGATAAAGATGATTCTAGAATTAAATCCAATAGAAGATATCTGCGTACAGAGTACACACGCACATATAAGAGAATTATAAGTGAATCTCCTAATGTTTCTCACGAGTACCAGAATTGTAAGTATTGTGATTGTATAACTACAAGCGATATAAGAAAGTTTGTAGATGACTACGTTTGTGATAAGTGTTACCTTACTAAGTATGTAGATTGTGACGTATGCCAACAAACAGATATAATAAGTAGAGTAGTAGATGCTACTATAGACAGTAACTCGGCTAGTAGAAGCATATGTGAAGATGCTGAAGTTAGTATATGCTGTAATACCTGTTGGGATAATTTCTACAAGTCTTGTACTAGATGTAAATGTATAGATTACATAGATTTGGATAAGGTTAGAGGTCTAGATAATAACGTAGAACTAAGGTTAGTGTATCAAAGATTTAAAGACAATGGAAGTAAATACTCGCATATTTTTAGTAGAACATATTGTCATAGCTGTGCAACATTGTTACTACAACAATATCTACTTAACCCATTTAGAGGTAGAGACCTACCTAGAAAGTATGGTAGTAAAAGTGAATTTAATAGGTTTATAGGTATAGAGAGCGAAGTTATCTCTGAGTATGATGATGCAGATGATTACGAGAACAATGGATATATACCGAAGTATTTTAGTGTAGTAGATGATGGTTCTCTAAATAGTGGTGGTGTAGAGTTTGTTACAAGTAGACCAATAATAGGAGATGAAGTAGATACAGCCTTAACATCACTAGAAAAAGTTAATCTAGATGAATATAATTCAGTAGATGAATCTTGTGGTATACACATACACTTAAATGCAGTAGATTTTAATTTTATAGAAATAAAGTCACTACTAATGATTATGAGTAGAATACAGAATGCAATTTATGAAAGTCTACCTGAATATAGAAGCGACTCAAATAGATACTGTAGGCATATAGATATGTCAGCTACAGAAATAGCTAGTATAAAAACACTACCAGAACTAGTAACTAGATATTATGACCTAGCTGATTCATCTATTAATGATAATAAATATAATGAGGCTAGATATCTAGGTACTAATATACACGCTAGATTCTATATGGGTACAATAGAGTTCAGATATCACGAAGGCTCTATTAAATCTAGACCTATAAAACATTGGATAAGATTTTTAAATAAGATAATGGATGCTTCTACTGAATTAAGTAATAAGCCTAGATTATATAGTAAAATAATTTCTAAAAAGACTCACGCTCTAGATATCCTTAGAGATGTTACGGGTATGTGGGGTGCTGAGTATATAGAAAGTAGAATAGATAACAAATAAACAAAGGAGAAAACTAAATGTGTGGTATATTTGGTTTCGCTAAGACTAGCGGTAGACAATCAGATAATCAACTAGACATACTTAAGAGAGTGTTTGAAGAGTTAACAGATGAGTCATCTGTTAGAGGTGAAGATAGTACTGGATTTTCTATAATGGATTCAGAACATAGATTTACCTACAAGACTCTACTAGACTCTTCATCTTTAGTGTCTAAAGATGTCTGGGATACTGATATTCTTAGTAGAATAACAAGAGATACTACTATTGTTATGGGACACGTGAGACTTGCTACTCACGGCTCTGTAAAAGTGCATAACGCTCACCCATTTAATGTAGGTGATGTTACTGGTGTACACAATGGTATTATCTATAATTACAATCAAGTAGCAAAAAAGCTAGGTAAGTCTGTACCAGAGGTAGACTCACAAGTTCTATTCCAATCATTGAATAGAATACAGATGGATAAAGCCTTCGAGTCAATAGATGGAGACTTTGCTATTACTTGGGTTAAGGATAGCAATAGAAAGGTACACCTAGCTAGAGAGTCAGGTAGACCTATAGTAGTAGCTTACTGGAAGAAGGCTAGAGTATTACTCTGGGCATCTACTAAAGCTATAATGCAAGATGCTATGATTAGAGCTGGGTTAAACCTACCTATTAAATCAGTACCAGAAGATTATATCTTCACATATGATACTGACAACTTCGATAGTAGACCTAATCAAGAGCAAGTACCATTTGATACTATTAGTCAGTATAGCTATAGAAATAGTGTTTATGGTGGTAGTTCTTGGTCTGGTAGAAATTACAACTACTATTCTAAGGATAGTAACCCTAGCCCTGCTAGTAGTCATCTTATAACATCTGGCTCTACAGATAGTGGTAGAAGAGAGATATGTACTTATTGCTATGAGTATACACCAGTAGATGAGATATGGAATGATGCTACTGGTAGTAATGTATGCTTTGATTGTGAGTACTATGGAGATGCCTATAGAGAAAAAAATAGCGAAGGGGGTAGTGTAGATGAAAACAAAAACGAATCACTCTTCTAGTAAGAAGGTAATACTTGTAGGTTTTCCTAATCCTATAAAGCTAAAGTCTAAAGAGTATGTTATTAGAAAAATATACGAGAAGTCTAAGAGGAATCCATTCTTAGCCGATAGTAGCTACGAAGAGTATCTGCATTTTCTACAAAAACAAATAAAGGAACTTGGTTCTGTAGATATAGATATGGACTCTGATTGTGTAGAAGTTAGCTTGTATGATGCACTTAAGAATATGAAATGGCTGAAGGTAGTAAATGCTTTTGTAGTTGGTATTATAGAAATAAGTAATATAGGAGTATGATATGCCTTATCAACAAAGTCAGCACCCTACACAAACACAGAGAGTAGAGCCTCCACCTAGTTGCTCTGAATGTTCAGAGACAATAGAAATCTACAATGAACAAGCTATGGTTTGTGAGCCTTGCTTTGATGATAGCTACTCAGAGTGTGTTTGTTGCTCTGATGCTATACATATAGATGACTGGTACTCAAATAGTAGCGGTGATACTTACTGTGATAGTTGTTTCTATGATTATTATAGCTACTGTGAGCATTGTTCAGAGCCAGTAGAAAATGACAACTCTATCTACTTAAATGATAGTATGTACTGTGTAGGCTGTGAACCAGATGAATCTGGTAGTATGATTAGTAGCTTCACTAATAGCTGTCCACCTAATTACTCTAGGACTTCTAGTACATTCACATATCCTATTAAGAGATTAGTAGGTGTAGAAGTTGAGTGTGTAATTCCAGAATATAATTACGAATGTGAATCTCCTGAGTTCTGGCAGAGACATAGTGATGGTTCTATAAGTCCACCAGAAGAATATGTAGGTGTAGAAATGGTATCTTACCCTGCAGATGGAGACCTACTAGCAGATAGTCTATCTAAATTAATGAGGTGGAAGAGGAATAATGACGTAACTGTTAATAGAAGTTGTGGTTTACACGTACACTTTAACTCTACAGATATGTCTGCAAGAGAAGTAGCACACGTAGGTATAGTATATAGACGTCTACAAAAACAGATAAAATCAATGATGCCTAAGTCTAGGCAAGATTCTAATTGGTGTAAGGATTTCGACATAAGTAAGGACACTCTTCTTCGAATAGATAGTGAGTCAGACTTAATAGATACGTACTATGATTATATGGGTAGTGAGCCTAGTTCAGATAAGTATAATGACGCTAGATACTCAGCTCTTAATATACACTCTAGATATTATCACGGTACAATAGAATTTAGGCTACACTCTGGCACAATAAATAAAGAGAAGATACTTAATTGGATAAGCATATTAAACATAATAATAAATAAGGGAATAGAGCTATCTAAATGTAGCAAGGAAGATGTAAATAATTGGTTTAATAAACCTACTGAAGATATTCTTGAGATGTTTGGACTATATCTATTAGAGTATATGCACAAAAGAACAACTAAGTTTAAAGAGGAGGAATAACAAATGACAAAAGAGATAGTAGTAAATAGTGTAAGAAAAAAAGCACTCTTTTGGTGGAGAGCGTTAAGTAGAGATATGAAGATGACTATGATACATAATCCTAGCGTAAATAAAACAGACACTCTTGAATTTGACCTAATAAGTAGGTCTACAATACAAGTTGAAAGAATGTTTAAAAATTGGTTGAGTTGGGAAATAGTTAAAAAGGAAACAGAGTAATGGGAAGTTATAAAACAGTAATAGTAGAACTAGCAGTATATGTAGATAAAGATGATTACATACATAGAGGTAAGTCTATTAAGGAGATTGTAGAAAAAGAACTAGAAATAATAGAGTCTGACTCAGGAATATATATAGAAAGATTTATATCTGATGATGAAATAATTGATTATGATGAAGAAAAATAAAATAAAACTTGCTTCAATTATGGACAGGTTGGTAAATTCTAAACGAGAAAATGAGGTAAAATTATGCCGTTGAAAGGGTTTAAATATCCAGATGGTGAAGTTGTATCTCTTGAAGATGTGAGCAGAGGAAAGGTGGATGTAGAAAGAATGGGTGTATCACTACCTACGTTACTACATATGTCATCAGATAGAGAACCAAATAGAAAACCATCTACTACAGAGTTATTACAAGGTACTTGTCAATCGTATCTACAGAGAAAAGAAGATTACTATACAGAGCCAGAAGATAATGCATTCTCTTTGGCAGGTACTCTACACCATTTAAAACTAGAAGAATCATCTCATCAACACCACTATCTATCTAATAGACTAGGCTCAGAGATTCCCCTAGAATCCCTAGGTATAACAGGAATTGTAGACCTATTTGATAAGGATACAAAAACACTTGTAGATTACAAGTTTTCTGGTTCTTACAAAATAGCAAAGTGTTTAGGTATACAACATAAATATGTACATCACCCAACAGAAGTATATAAGAGAAGTGGTAGGTGGGGTAAGGCTGGTACACCTAAGAGAATTAAGGAGTTTTATGTAGATGATAATAAAGTAGATATGGAAGATTGGGGATGGCAAGTAAACTTCTATAGATACTTACTAGAAAGCAATGGTTACGAGGTGGATAAGATGTATATACAAGCCACAGTTAGAGATGCAGGTCTACAAATTGCAAGAGAAAGGGGTATAGATAAAAAGATTTATATGATGAAAGTTCCCTTTATAAATAACGAACATCTACTAGATAGATTTGAATTAAAAAGAGACGCTCTTATCTGGTCTTTAGAACATAACGAGTTACCAGATAAGTGTACTGATGAAGAAACTTGGTCAGGTGTTAAGTGTAAGTCTTATTGTGCAGTTCGAGACATCTGTCCATATAACAAAGGAGAAGGTAATGAGTAGATGGACAATAAAAGAAAAGAGAGATGATACTACTTGGTGGATGATAAGAGGTGGTGCATTTTCTAATGTGATAAACAAAGACTATCCTAATAGACTATTCGAAGAGAAAGAGGATGCTGAGATGTACTCTAATAATCTTAATAGACGTTCAGGTAGGAACACAAAAGTAGTTAAAATAGAATACAAAGATGCCAAAGAATATTAAGAGACCAACACGAAGAATAGATAATATTGAGTTTAGATTAGAGCAGTTAGAAATTGCCTTGATGAACTTAATGTTTGTGGTGGCTAACCAAGAAAAGGAGTTACCAGACTTTAAGAAGAGTATAGCTAGAGCAGAAAGACTAGCTAATGAATCTAATGATATACTATCTCTTATAACTGGTGAGTCAAAGGCAGAAGCTTGATATGAAAGGGTATAATAAAGAGATAATATCTCTAATAGAAGATAGGTTAGAGAAAGGTAAGCGAGAGTATAACCAAGAGGTTGATATATTAGATGGTAGAGAATGGTTAACAGAAGCACTCGAAGAGGTGTTAGATGCTTGTGTCTACCTATCAGCAGAGATATTAAAAATGAGAGAACAAGGAGGTATGAATGAGTGATGAGGTATCACTAGTAGAAAATACTCAACCTAATGGGGTTATGATAGCAGAAGATACATTCGATATCATAAGAGACCTACACGATAAAGTATCTATGGAAGATACTCCTAGGTCTTTTATAAAGAAGAAGATGGGTATAGATTACGTAGAGTATTCCTATATGAGAAGTGTAGCAGATAAACATTATCCGGGATGGTCTTGGACTATAATAAAAGCTGAGGCTATGGGTAGTGAAGCGTTTATGGTTCATGGTAGATTGCGATGGTTCGAAGGTGGTATATGGAGACAAGGAGATTGTACTGCGGCACATAGGATTCAGCAAAAAAGAGATGGTGGTGGTTTTGTAGATGTTGGTAATGATATTAAGTCTGCTAATACAGATTGTATTAAGAAAGCATTTAATATGTATCTCAATATTGCTGATGATGTGTATAGGAATAGAGTAGAAGATACATCTCTAAGTCAGGAAGATATAGACTATCTTTACGAACAGATGGAAGGCTTAGATGATGAATGGAAAGAAAAGATATCGCTGTCTGTAGAAAGTGGAGACATTGAAAAGGGCGATATAGACAAAGTAGTAAGTAGAATAAATCAAATAAAGGAAAGCGAATGAGTATATTCAATGATGGCAAGGGCTCTGTAAGCAATGTTCTAGATGAGGTAATGGGAGGAGAATCCTATTACGACCCATCAGAGGACAAGCCTAGTGTTATAGTTCCAGAAGGAGACTATTACGCTCACGTAAAAGAGTTCACCATGAAAGAAGATGTTGTTATAAGAGGTAGGCACTTAGCTGATATATACAATCTAGTATTTAAGTTAGCTAGTGAAAACTCTGATAAGACATTCGGAGAGCATAGTGGTAATCTATTTGTAGATAAAACTATACGTTCAAAGGGTTTCTTCAGGTTTAAGAATCCTAGTGATAATAAACTACAGCCTAACTCTGGTGGTAATAGAGAGTTTAAGGACTTGTGTGAAGTACTAGGTATAAAACCAGAAGAGAAAGAGATAGATGGAAAGGTTATGTATGCCTTACCTACATTAACTCCATCCAACTGTGAAGGTATGCCCGCAATAGTTAAGATAAAACATGATACATGGACTAATAGAGACGGAGAGGAGGTTACTTCTCCTAAAGCTGTAGCTGTCTATTCATGGAGTAATGGAAAGAAGGACTTGTCTGACGTACCATTCTAGATGAAGATAACTAACAGCGAATACAATACAATCATTAGGGCTCTAGGTGCTTATTCTGACATTATGAAATATGGTGCTAGTAGTGAAGACCATTGGAGTAAGAAAGATGAAGCTGATACACTTAAGGTAAAGCTGAAGAAGGAATACGACGAGATAGCAGAGCGTAATATATCCGAAGGAATGACAGCAGACGAAGAAGAGATATACCCTAGTAGATTACACACAGAGTACGGAGGTAGTCCAGATGGAGGTAAAAAAGTGGAATGAGATAGAGCATTCTTTTACTTCTAAGTTCGGGTGGTATGATGGACTTAGACATATGTCTAATACTATTAAAGACATAACAAAAGGTAAGAGACACGTCTATGAGTTAACTGTTCAAGAGGATTACCTCTTAATTAAAAAGCTAAGAGCAATATACAAAAAGGAGCCAACATGGCACGGAAAAGAAAAACACAAGTAGAGAAAGTAAGAGACTTCCTGTTTACAGGTAAAAAACTTACATCTAGAACAGCAGTTAATAGATTTGGAATCTATAGACTAGCATCTGTTATCTGGACACTTAGGCATACATTTAATATGCATATAGATACAGACAACAGTAAAGGATATGCTACTTACTATTTAACTAGTAGCTAATATGGCTAGGGGCGTGCCTAAAACGCCCCAAAAATTTAATGATTCTCCTATTGGTTAAAAGGTTAGGGCGTACCTATGGTTTGGTTTGTTTCCCATAAAACGCTCGGAGGAATATATGCCTACACCATTTATGTGTCACGGTTGTGATAAACCGACAATGAATAGAAGCGGAGTCTGTGATGATTGCGTTAAAAAAGAAAATGAAAAGAAGAGGAGTAGTAGATGAGATACTATTGGGAAGTTTTATTTAGCACAGAGTATTTTCCCTATTGGGAATTTACTATGCTGATGATGCTGTGTCTACAGTTAAGTCAGCTATGGAGACTTCATAGAATAGAAAGAAAACTAGATAAGTGATTAGGTATAGTGGGAAGATATAAAACTTACTCATAACGAAACCTACTTAGCAGAAAAAATAAGCGGTAGGAAATTGATAGTACGACTGAATACAGTTCGCTTAAATTCGTAATTGTACAAAAAAGATGATGGTTGGCACTTTCATTACTTCCCACTTATCTATATTAAATATGAAGAATAAAAGAATAACAAAGAGGACTATACAGAGGGATATAAATACTCTGTCTAGGTTAGTCCTAGCTAATAAGTCAGCAATAGATGTAATCGGTGACTTCCTTTACAATTACCTAGATATGAAGGGAGAAACTGAACTATATACTAAATTCATGGAGGAAAAAATAGATGGATTTATTCAAGAAAGTGGTGAAGGGAATGGAGAAGTTCCTAGAGAGCCCATTCAAGAAGAAAAAGAAGAGGAGTAGAAGGCGTGCCGTCAAAAAGCAAAGCAAAAGGAAATAGGTTTGAAAGAGAAGTAGTAAACCTAGCCAAAGAGTACGGCTTAAACTCTAAGAGAGCGTGGGGTTCTGATGGAAGGTCATTAGGACTCCACCCTGAAGTGGATTTAACAATAGAAGAATACACTGTACAATGTAAGGTACGGAAAAGGATAGCAGAATGGTTGAAGCCTTCGGAGCAAATAGAGGGGTTACACCTCCAATGCGTAAAGGAATCAAGGGGTCAGATGTACGCTATAATATCAATGACGGATTTACTAGGGATTATGGTACAACTCAAGACTCTACAAAAAGATTCGAAGCAATAAGTAAAACAAGAGTATTAGACATAGAGCATTACTTAGGTTCTGATTGGATAGATTGGGATTGTGTTAATTACTCAGTAAATGATAAATCATCTAAGAAAGGTGCAAAGTCCAGAGCAGTTAGTTCTGTATATAGATGTACTAAATGTTCTAGACCTTATCAAGATAAAGTTTCAAAACCAACTGGCTCAAGGTCTATAAACTCTATATTGAGTAGTACTATGTTTAAGAACATACCACTAGATAAAGGAGATTGCGGTTTCTGTGGCTAAGTGTCCACTATGTAAGGGGTCTATAGCCAAGAAAGATGTATCTATTAGACTTAAATCTTTAAGACTAGCAAGGTCTAAAAGAGTTCTAGGTTTAATAGATGATGTTATGTCAGCCTTATCTAAACACTGGACTATACATGATGTAGATGTAGCAGGTTTCTTAGCTGATATAGAGAACATAGATGATGATATAGTAATAGAATCTATCTATAAGTTTAAGAAAAAAGGTGGAGTTGAGCAAGGATTCAATATAAAGTATCTTGCAGGTATAATAAAGAACGAGAGTAAGAGATATAGATTAAGGCAAGATTATGAGAGAAGAGCACTTGATAGAATACCACCTAAGTTAAAGGAGAATGATGAAGAGTATTGAACTAGAACAAGCATTGCTAGGATGTTTAATATCTGATAGTGAATACATAGATTCTGTAAAGCAATATATACCAGATGAATCTTTTTTCTACTCATCTTTCAATCAGAAAGTTTGGAATGCTATTGATAATTTAAATACTAAAGGTAGCAACATAGATATAATAACTGTATGTGAAGAGGTTGGTAATACATCTGATGGGTATAGTACTAATTACGAGATAACAGGTTTTCTAGACTCTGTTGTATCACCGTCTAGTGCAGTAGGGTATGCTAAGAGATTACACTCTTACTATCTAAGAAGAATACTACACACGCAGATGCACGGTATAGCTAAAGGTTTAAATGACACTTCTTTAGAGACTAGTAATTTACTAGAGGAAGCACATACCACTATTGGTAATATAATAAAGTTACAACCTAATAATACATTTGATATAAACTCATTGCTTGAGGATACAAAAGACTCTATACTTAATTCAACAACTCAGATACAAACTGGTATAGGAACTTTGGATAGGGTTATAACTGGTATGACAAGAGGTGAGATAACTATTATAGCAGGTAGACCCGGCAATGCTAAGACAACTGTATCTGCGAACATAGCTAGGAATCTAGTACATAGAGGACTTAAGGTTGCTATGTTTAATAGAGAAATGCCTAACACAGAGATGATGAAGAAGTTTATAGCTATGGAGTCTAAGTCCTTACAATACAGGAACTTAAGAAACAACATAGGAATAAACCAATTAGAACTTGGTGATGTATCTGCATTAATATCTGAGATGTACAGCGATAAGTTATTTATGTTTGATGATGTAAGAGATATTGAAGGTACGTTTCGTGAGATAAAAGCTATAAATCCAGACGTAGTTATTGATGACCATATAGGATTAATAGAGCATCCAACCCACGATAGGAGAGACTTACGTCTTAAGATAGGTGATGTTAGTCGTAGTTATAAATGGTTAGCTAAGGCACAGGATATGTCAGTTATATTAGTATCGCAGATGAATAGGAATATGGAACATAGAAATGATAGAGTTCCTAGGTTGTCTGACCTAGCAGAGTCTGGTAACCTAGAACAAGATGCAGAGATAGTAGTATTTACACACTATCCTTGGGTATCAAGATATGGTGACGATGGTAATAGTGATTGTTTTCTAGAGTTGATTGTAGCTAAGAATAGGTATGGTAGTACTAATTCTTGCGAGGTTGGATACTATGGTAACAGTTGTTTAGTTACTAATACAGAAGCTGAAGCAGTAGAAATAGCAAATGGTAGAGGTGATAAAGTAGGTGGAAGTCCTAAGCCTTTCTAACGCTTAAAGGGGTCGAACTTATATGTTGGAAACTCTCTTATTCTTTTTACGTAGTCCATTATATTTGGATTCTTTTTTAAAAACTCTTTATGATATGGGTGATTCCAATTTGATTTTAAAATTTCCATAATACGTTTAATATCTTTTGAAAACCTATCACTTTTTACAATAGGTATATCTGTTGTTCCAAGTTCTTTTATAATTTTTAATATATTTGGTGATAGAACAGATTCACCCTTAGGAAATTTCAATGCATTTATAAGTTTAATATTTTCAGTAGGTATATTACCTCTTACCCTTTCTTCAAACTCAAACCTTGGATTTATCCTAGTAGGCTTTATCTCTAGCCCATATGGTGTCAATTCTTCAATAACATCTTTTCCCCAAAGGTCTTTTTGTCTTTGCCACCAAGCATTGCTTTTAGGCTTGCCTTTAAAAAATATATTACTACCATCATTAATCACCTTTCCATAATTTGCTTCTGCAAAAGGTTGTATTTTCAAACCTTTCTTAATCATGTTATCCCTATCCATAATAAGACCAATGTCTGAACCTACATGAACGTGGGGTCTACGTAAGAACATAGGGTCTCTAGTAATAGAAACAGATGGAGACTTGGGGAATTGCTCTTGAAATTTTATATCTGTTTCGGAAAGCCAACCAGTTTTGTCTTTGGCTAATTGCTTTTCGAGATACTTCCTAGAGTCTCCATAAAAAGGTTTTCCGGGAAACTCTCCTCGACCCTCTATTCTACCCTCTTCTAATATACTAGACGCACGTTTCCCAGTTGTATAATGAGATACTGGATTACGTAAACCAGTTTTTTCTAGAATTTTTCTACCTACACTACCAAGACTTTTTAATGTCATAATAGGAGATAGTGCTACATTTTCTACTACAGGGTCTACACCACCTATGTATTCTGGTGTTCTATCTACACGCATAGAGCCAGTTTGTGCAAGTTTATCTAACTCAGCTTGCAGTATTAAGTTGTCTATATTATTATGTACTCCAGTAGATGAAGGTTGTGCCATTCCACCATTCTGGTATCCAATATAGTCTTTTAGTGTTCTAGATGGCATTTATATCTATACCTAAGTTAAATAAATTATGAACCATTATTTCTAAATCACAAGGATAGTTACAATCACTAGATATAAACAAGTGAGCACCAAAAGAATATAAGCAATTCATTCTTAACTCATTAAAATCTTCCCTGAGAATATTAACTCTCTCAACATCTTCAGAGCTTGATATATAATCTTCATATGTTTGATACTTAAGCCTTATATCTATAACAGAACCAAGTATATTAGTGGAACTACTATAACAATCACACACAGTCTCATAAGAATATTCTTGTTTATTATCCTCTACTATTAAAGTATCTTCACAACTCATAAGGAGTAATATAGCAATTAGATATCTCATACGTTTTGTCTTTTCTTATACTTCTGCATTTTTCTTTTAACAACAGCTTTATAATCTAT